ACTACAAAAAAATGTAAAGCAGTTTGGATAACGTCCGATTAAAGCAACAAATCAGCTCATCTTTGTGCAGTATGATGCACATTAAGCATAATGCTTGAGCCGTAATATCGCTAACTCTAATCCGAAATGAGAACTCTAAAGCGCATCATCCTCCATTGTACGGCTACTCCCGAAGGCAAGCACTTTGACGTAGCAACAATCCGCAAGTGGCACTTGGAGCGTGGATGGAAGGACATTGGCTACCACTACGTCATCTACCTTGACGGATCAGTACACGAAGGCCGTCCGGTTGAGAAGGTGGGTGCGCATACAAGCGGACACAACGAGGACTCCATTGGTGTGGTGTACGTTGGTGGCGTTGATAAAAACGGCAAAGCAAAGGACACATTGAACGAAGCACAAGAAGTTGCGATGGTTAATTTGATACAGGCATTGCGAGCAGCACACGGAGAGCTATCCCTTCACGGACACAACGAGTACGCAAACAAGGCCTGCCCTTCGTTTAACGTCAAAACCAAATTCAATTGGCTTCTTTAGAGGACTTCATCAACGATTTAGAAAATGCGCCACAACCGACTTGCAACATTGACAATCCTGACGAGTGTACTTCTTGCGGCAGTTAGCGGATGCCGTACTGCTCAACCTATCCTCGAGAGTGTGATTGTAAGGGACACGGTGATTGTCACGGAGCCAAAGTACCTAATCGACACATTGGAGGTGATGAAGGACACCGTGATCTACCAAGACAAGGTTCGGGTTCAGCTTCAGTACATCGACCGAAAGGTCGTGGTTGAGGCGGCTTGCGAGCCGGACACCATCCGAATCACCCAAACCAAAATCCTCACCAAACAAGAGCCGAAGGTCAAGAAGTGGACTTTGGAGTCTATGCTCGGAGGCTTGGCCTTTGTGCTGACGATTGTCTACCTGCTCAAGCGTTGGGTTGACAAGATAACGGAATAAGCCCGTAGAGGGCATTTATATGCATTCTCATACACTTTCAACCAAAAGTGGGATGGTTGTATGGTCTCGCATATAATAGTGGCTTAAATCAAAGATTCCCTTCTTTTTCTTTGTTTAGTTTCTTTTTCTTTCAAGTAGTTGGTTAAGTTATAACTTGACTAACTTGATAGTTAAGTCAAGTTATAACTTAACTATATAAGTTAAGTAAGTTGTAAAAAAAACTAAATAAACTTGACATACGCAAGCACCTGTGTATAGATTATGCTAATTTTTAATCATTCTAAATAGTGCACGACCACATTTTCATTTATTGGGATGACTTACCTTTGAGCAAACCATCAGACAATGAGCAAGACACCAACCTACTACATCGGAAAGCTGAAGCAGATAGAGGCGAAGGATGTGGTGCAGGACTTCCAACCGGACAACTACAACCTCGGGACTGCACTCACCTACCTGATGAGGGCGGGCAAGAAGCCTAACAACCCCATCACGCAAGACATCAAGAAGGCCATTGCGCATCTTGAGTTTGAATTAGAACGCCAAATCCACCTATCAGCACAAGATGAGCAACGAGCAACAAGCACAACAACGGAAGGAATCAATGTCAAATATGCAGTACTATACTAACCCTGCCAAGCGCAGGAAGATTGACTTCTTGCTTGCTGAATGTGCTTCGCTCTTTGCCAACTGCGGAAACTCGTATGCTGAACGCCAACAGGCGAAATACCAAGAGCAATCAATTCTTGCAGAGATTGCAAAACTTGATCATCACTTCGCAATGCAATGCGGCTACCAACAGGCAGACTGACATCCTACACGGTAACCGTTGGCAAGGTTCCGAGCTTAAATGCCTTCTACTCATCCAAGCATTGGACAGTACGAGCAAAAGCTAAAGAGAAGCATTGCGGTGAAGTGTTGCAACAACTGCAACAGTTCGACAAATACGAGCTTAAAAACGTGCAGGTGAAGTGCCACGTCAACTACCGCTACGACTTGGACAATAGTGTGATGGCAATCAAGTTCGCTCTTGATGCGTTTAAGCAATGGGGAGGCATTAAGGACGACTCACCCAAGTACGTCAACCGAATCAAGATGACCCATTCCGAAGCTATCCCAAAGGACACCGCTGAAATTATTTTTGAGGGTTGGGTGGTAGATTCAGAATCTTGAGTATATTTGTAGTGTCAAACTAAAACCAATCACAATGACACTCTCACTTTCTCAAGAAACATACACTCAAGCGTTGCAAGTTCAGCAAGCGCATATCCAAGCACTCCAAAACCGAGTTCAGGAACTTGAAGCCAAGATTCAGGTATTGGAGCAGCAATCTCATCTATTCATTTAAAACCAATCAAGATAATGGCTAAAATTGTAAGCATCACCCCAAAGGGGCAATGGCAGGAATTCTACAAGTTAGAAATCAGATTCGACAACGGGGATTTTGGAACGGCATTCGCCAAATCACCAACCCCATCTTATGCCGTAGGCGATGAGGTGGACTACACCAAAAACGAAAAAGGTACTATCAAGATCAACAAACCCTTCACGGGTGGTGGATTTAATGGAGGCTCCGGAGGCAGCTTCGCCAATACTTCGAAAGTGTCAGGTGATGAACGCTCCGCCTCTATTATCCGCCAAGTAGCTTTGAAGGCTGCGGTGGAATACGCTTGTGCAGCAGGACACGATGTCAATCAAATCCTTGCCAACGCAGCAACATTCAATGAGTGGATGAACGGGAACCAATCGACCGCCACTCATCAAGAGCATTTTGCTTCACGCAACGATAGTCCGTTCTGATTGGTTTCTTCGGACGTTGCGCAAGAGCCTCCTTCGGGAGGCTTTTTTATTTGGAATACTTGTCTATATTTGTCAGACCAATCAGAATATGAAACATCCCGACTTACTTCCAAACGAAGCATCGCTTCCCTACCTTCAAAGGGCGTTGAAGGGAAAATACTTTGACACAGGCAAGCTCGGTGTCTACGAACTTGATGAGTACATCCGCTTCAAGGATGGTGAGTTCATTGTAGTCACAGGCCACGCCAACGTAGGAAAGACCCACACCTTGATGTACCTGATGCTTTTGCAGTCGTACAATCAGGGCAAGAAGTGGCTGATCTACTCGGCAGAGAACGAAGTCGCATCGCTTAAGCGCAAGCTCATTGAGTTTATGGTGTGCAAACCCATTCAGGGCATTGATGAGCTGACGATGTTCCGGAAGCTCGATTGGATCAACGAGTACTTTCAGTTCATTGACGGCAACAGGCTATTCAACGCATTTGATCTCATTGAGGTGATGGAGTCCATCAAGAACGAATGGGACTACACAGGTGCTTTGATTGACCCATACAACTCGCTGACCACCGACCAAAAGAAACTTGGCAAAACAGGGATGCACGAGTACCACTATGAGGTAGCTTCTGCCGTTCGAGTGTTTGCGCACAAGAACAACGTGACAACGATTGTAAACACCCACCCCGTTACGGAGGCTATGCGCAAGGTTCACTTTAAAGGCCATCCATACGAGGGTATGCCGATGCCTCCGATGACAAGCGACATTGAAGGAGGAGGTAAGTGGGGTAACCGTGCTGATGCCGTAGTCATCATCCACCGATACTCGCAGCACGAAACGGATTGGGTATACACCCACATTCACGTGCGCAAAGTCAAAGAGATGGAAACGGGCGGTAGGGTAACTCCGCTTGACACGCCCCTTGTTCTTCAGTCAATGATTGGGAACGTAGGATTCAAAATAAATGGGCGTAATTTGTTGACGCAAAAGAAAGACGAACCCGTTGAACTAATAAACCCTGACGATGTACCCTTCTGAAGAACTCCACGACCTATACATCAGGGAGAAGCAACTGATGCTTTCGGGTACTGCGATATGGCTTGCCCATCAAGCAGCAGACAAGTCCAACGGCAGAGAGGTGCAAGATGAACTCCTTGACCACGTGATGAACTGCCATAACGCAGACCAATTACTTCAGCAGTTTATTGACTACCGATTGTTTGCCAACCGCAAACTGAATGAGGTGATGCTCGCCAACGCACAACTCCGCATCAACAACGAGGAGATGGTGATGGAGATAGAACGATTGCAGCGCATAATAGAGGACAATCTATGAAGCAGATCTTCTCACCATTTCAGCAGTACGAATGCTTCCGTGTAGATGGCGTTGACTACATCTGCTTGGACTACCAAATCATCCAAGACTACCAAGACAAACTTGTGGAGTGGTGCAGCTTCTTTAAGTTCAAGAGGCTATCCGACCACAAGCATTTTGAAGTACCCATCACCAAAATAATAGAAACCACTAAAGAGGGCAGAGCAACACTCTGCAAATGCAAATGAGAGCTTTTGAACTACAACAAATGAAGCGAGCGAAGAACGCTCTGATGGCACGACTTGGACTTGATGACAAGGACACACGCAAAAGAGAATACACGCTCGCAAGAGGCGCATTCATTAACGCCTACCGACACAAGGCAACGCTGATGGAGCTTGGCTCAATTCTTGACCGTGACCATTCATCCGTAGTCCACGCTCAAAAGGAACACAAATCAAGACTCAATTACAAAGACTACCGATGGGCGTACAAAGTAGCCTGTGAGATACGTGATGAATACCCGATTGATGTGCTTGATGCGGTAGATTTGAAGTCCCTTGAGGATGAAATCAAAAAGCTGAATGAGATGGTAACGGAGTTAGTTAAATATAAAGAACTATATTTAACCCTGAAAAAGACATTTGATGAATTTTAACGTAGGCTTCTACCCTATCTACGGCTTGGTTCTTGGATGTGTTTGGTCAAAGACCGAATACCTTGATGAAGAATATACCGAGCATCAGGTGCAGATTGCACTCGGCATTGTTATGCTTGAAATATCTTGGAACTCTTAAACGTACTCGCTGAACGTCACACCGATTGGATTCGGATGGTCAAGAGTTTTGGTGCAGACCAAGACCTTGCCAACGATATTGTCCAAGAGATGTACGTTCGCCTGTATAAGTACATTGACGAGCCTGAAAAAATAATGTACAACGAGCAAGAGGTGAACACCTTTTTCGTGTACGTTACGCTTCGGAATATGTACGCCACCTTGATGAAGGCCAAGAGCCGAATCGAGTTTGTAGACGTAAGCCAACTTGAAGATGAGCTGATCTTTGAAGATACGAATCAGCAGGCGGAAGAAGCCATTGTCGAACTCTACGATGAGATATGGGAAAACACGGAGGAGTGGCATTGGTACGATCGCAAGATCTTTGACCTGTACCACAACACCGATATGAGTATGCGCACCCTCGCATCAAAAACAAAAATTTCAGCACGTTCAATTTTCAACACTTTAAAAAATGCAAGAGAACGAATCCAATCAGAATGCAGCGGAACCTACCAAGCGTGGAAGGAAGCCTCGCAAG